ATGCGTGTCGCCAATCAGACTCTGCGCAAAGAGCGCAACAGTTACAAGGAATTGAACCGTATCCTTCTGACTGAAAATATGGATCTAAAAGATTATATGATTGAGAATGGGATATCTCTTCCTGCGACTAAAGACTTGAAAGATTTGTACTCAATATTCAGGGACGATGATGACGGAATAGATTTCTCAGATTCGGATATCATAGAGGGAGGATACGATGAGCCAGATAATCCTTCCGTATGATAAAGATTTTTTTGATGAGTATCAAGTTTTTATTAAACCAACTGCCTATACTTTATCAAACAAAAAAATTGAGAGTCTGATAAACATAGCAAATATGCAAAGGTACTTCCAATGCAATCCGGTGAAGTTTATAGATATTATGTTCAACATCGAACTCTTAGATTTCCAGGCGTTGATGGTTGAAAGATCTTGGCTCTGCCCTAATGTACTTTGTGTCTGTACACGTGGTGCCGGTAAGACAACTGTGATTGATCTGGAGCTTATGGCTAAAGGAATGTTGAACTGTAACTACTGGGCATATATTGCAAGCGGAACTGGAGATCAGGCACAGCAGACATTTAATGTTCTTGAGAAACTTGCAAACGACAACATAGATACATTCGCCGGTTCCACTGGTAAGATTTTCAAGAATGAACTTGAGATAAAGAACGCGACAGGGGACGGGTTCAGTCACAACCCAAGTGGCTTCACATATAGACTGTATAATGGTTCTGATGTAACTACATTGAATTCAAACCTTGATGCCCACCGTGGTCATAGAGGATCCGTGATCTTTGATGAGTCGGCTTTCCTCTCAGAAGAAATGCTAAATATCTATGGAGCATTTGCGATTGTTGATAAGAACTTGAAGACTGGTAAGGATGCGAGCGGACATTCGATCGACCCTATTAGACAAAGAACATTTCCTACAGATGTTCCATATCAGAAGTTTTATATTAGCAGTGCAAGCTCTACGGATATGCCGTTCTATAAAATGTACCGCGACTTTGCGAAGCGCCAAATTATGGGAGATCCAGATTACTGTGTGCTTCACATTGATTGTGAGCAGGCTTTCCATCCGACATTGCATGGAGAGGTTATTGCTCCACTGCTTCAGAAGACCCAGGTGGAATCTGAGTTACGCCGTAATAGAGACAAGGCACTTAGAGAATTCTTTTGCCAATTCACAACATCTGCCGGAGCGGACGCAATTATTCGCCGTGGAGTTATAACTCGTAATGAAGAGGTGCGCAAGCCGCTGCTGTATAACGATACTGGGGATAAGAAGTTTATCATTACATACGATCCTGCGAGACTAATGGATAACTCATTTATCCTTGTTGCTGAATTATATGGGGTTGAACTCCTTGATGGCTCAACAGATTTAAGGGCGAGGATTGTTAATGCTGTGAATTTGTTGGATGTTGGAAAGCAACTGAAGAAACCAATGAGAACTCCAGAGCAAGTTGATTATCTGCGTAAACTGATTCTTGATTATAATGGCGGTGCAGATAATTATGGCAATATTGTAGGCATTTATATTGATGCCGGTTCTGGTGGTGGTGGACCAATCATAGGCGATATGTTGATGCAGGACTGGGTAACTCCTGATGGTATGGTTCACCGCGGACTGATAGATAAAGAGTATTCCTCTGATTATGTCAAGCAATTTCCTAATGCTGTTGATAAGGTTCACTTCATGTCTCCATCTGGATATAAGTCAATCATGTACGAATGTCTTATTGAGATGATGAACCAAGACAAAATTAGTTTTACATCGACATATGATAATAAGGGATTCTTAACTGTATTCGATGTTGATGAGGATTTGCTCAAGAAAGAGAAAGAGAAAATTGCTGAGAAACTCAAGAAGTACAAGTTGAATCAAGAGCAGTTCGAAAAGCGGATGCAAGAAGAACTTGCAAATATTCAGTCTGTCAACACGAAGGTGATTAAGCTTGATTGGATGGATGAGTTAGCGCTTGCCAACATCGATGCTCTAAAGGAGGAACTCATTAATATAGTTAGAAAGAAAAGAGATTCTGGCAAAGACTCTTTTGAATTGACCGCTGACAAGGCGAATCGTATGCATGACGACAGGGCCTATTGCGGAGCGCTGTTAGGTTTTGCGCTTTCAGAAGAACGCCGCAAACTTATCCTAAATCGTAAACCAAAAACAGATACCAAGTCTTTGGTATCTCAACTGACTATTCGCCGTGGAGCATACGGCAATAGAACAATATAAAGGAGGTGCGTATGGCACAGTTTGCTAAAGGTGTTGACGCACCTTCAAAGAATATGACCGCTGCCGAGATGCAGAATTGGTATGAACTGAATAAAGATAAGATTCAGAATTTTGCTAATGCGTCCGGCGCGCTTAAACTTCTCCGGGATGTTTCGAAGATTTCAACACGAACCATACCCGCTTTTAATAAAGATGATGTTGTAATCTATTTGCAAAATGCGAATGCCAATGAGTTACGGCTTCGTAATCTGGCATGGTATCTGTTTTACAGATCTCAGATCTTCCAGAGAATTGTTATGTATTTTGCCTCTCTTCCGGATCTTGATGCAAAAGTGGTGATACCTCCATATAACATTATTGGTAACAATAATGACACTAAGATTCTGAAATCATATTCTGACACGCTTAATATGATTTCAAACTGGAATATCGTCAATGAGTTTCTTAAAGTTTGGGTCACCTGTCTTACTCAAGATGTCAGCTACAACGTAGCTTACTATGACGAAACAGGATTATACCTTCTGCCGATGCCAGCGGATAGATGCAGACTTAGGGCGCAGTATCCGACTGGAGACTTCTCATTTGCATTAGATATGACTTACTTCAATAGTACGACAAATAAGTTATTAATTGAAGCTTGGGGCGAACCGTTCACTACGATGTGGCAAGAGTACGAAGCGGATAAGGTTAATCATAGATGGGTAGTAGTTCCAGATGAATATTGTGCATGTTTTAAATATCGTTCATATGACTGGCAGACAATCCTGAGTCCATTCTCAGGATTATTTTTACCGTTGATTAATCTTGAGGATATTGCCGATGTGCAGGCCGTTGCTGATGCACAGGAAATATATAAGCTTATCTATCTTGAACTTGAGACAATCACTGGAAGTAAAGTTCCTGATGATTGGAAGATTGATCCTGCTGTTGTTGTGGAATATTTCAACCGCATGATTGACGAGGCACTGCCCTCCTATACTTCTGCGGCAATCGTCCCTGGGAAACTGAATGTTGTTGACTTCTCAAGTAATGACAAGACCAAAGAGACCAACAAGGTACTCAAGGCTACCGAGACAGTTCTCAATACTTCTGGCGGTGCACAGATCCTGAACTCAGCAACGATTACAGGTACTACCGCTTTTTCGGCGGCGATCAAATCTGATACTGAGTTTTCTATCTGCACTCTCCTGCCCCAGGTTGAGGGATGGATTAATCGTATTATGCCCAACGTGGTCACTGACCCGTCTTATATAAAGTTCTTCCACTGTGGAAGATTGACACGAGAAGACTTTAGGAAAGAACTTCTGGAGAATGCTCAGTATGGTCTTCCGACCAAAACTGCCATCATGACACTGAGCGGCATTGATGAACTTCGGACGCTGAGTCTCAATCATCTTGAAGAGAATATTCTTCATCTGAGTGATCGTTTTGATTCTCCGCTTAGTTCAAGCTTTACAACTGCCAAGTCTGAAGTTGGCAGGCCGACCTCTGATGACGGTGATCTCACCGATGACGGAGAGGCATCCCGAGAGAAGGTGGATCATCGTGGCTGACAAATTCATCAAAACCAAAGATGAGGATACAATTGATATTCTCCAGAAAAATGGTTTCACTCTTCTGTCTTTCAGTGGAGGAATGGCAACCTTTATAAATGATGGCAGAATTAATTTTGAACTACTGAAAAACAAAATTACTTTTTCTAACAAGTTAGAATTCTAAGGAGGACGCATGGCTAAAAAGAGAATGCTTACCCTAGAAGATCTTGTGCAATTCTGCGAGGAACAAAAATTCTATAAGTTCAGCGCCGAGGAAAGTGGCTATCAGCTTTGTATCCAAGTACCGGCAACCTATGAGAAGTCCGACGATAAATCGGACTCTTCTTTATTATTCGGGAAAGTTCGTTTGCTTCATACCGGAAGAAACCGCAATGGATCCAATGTCACTGAGAAGGCGGCGAAGAAATGTATGAGCGGCATTGCCTACAAGCCGCTGCTTGCCAACTTCACTCAGGATGCTGACGGCAACTGGGATTTCACATCTCATGACATGGAGATTGATGAAGACGGTAATACCGTATACATCGAGCATCAAATTGGGACGTTCACTGCTGACAAGCCTGAGTTTGAACACGTGGATGAACTTGACAAAGACTTTATCTTTGCCAACGTTGCAATCCCTCGCGAATACACTCATGCCGCTGAAATCATTGAGCGAAAGAATGGCACAAAGATTTCCGCAGAACTTGGCGTCAATGCAATGTCTTATGATGCCAAGAATAAAGAACTTATTCTTGAGGACATTGAAGTTCTTGGTGCAACTTGTCTTGGTATTCATGAAGACGGATCCCAGGTTGAAGAAGGAATGTATGGGGCACGTCTTGATATTCAGGATTTTAGCAGAGAGAACAATTCTCTTCGCTTTGCACAAGATGACATGGATATGATTTCAAAGCTTATTGATGCTTTGAAAGAATATACAGAGGCAGTTAATGCCTCACAAAATTCTGAGAAAGGAGGAACCGAGATGGCTAAAGAGAACGAGAACTCCTTCGAGGAAAATCTTGAGGGGACTGCATCTGAAGAGTTTGACACAGAAACAAAAAAGAAGATTGAAGATGATGACACTCCGACTGCTGAAGTACAAGAACAGGAAGGGTCTGATCCAGAATCTGAGTCCGAGTCTGATCCTGATCCTGATCCTGATCCTGATATTGACCCTGAGTCCGATCCAGAGTCTGAAGAAGGCGAGGAGCCTGAAGCAGAGCAATCAGAAGGCGAGGGTGAAAATGAAGATTTCTCTGTTGAATTTTCTATCACTCATGGCGAACAGGTTTACACTTTTGCGACCAGTCTGTCTGAACAGCTTTATGCTCTGACGCAGCTTGTGAATGACACATATGCCGAAGCAGATAATGCTTATTATTCTTGCGATGCTTATGCCGACACTAAAGAAGTGATCTTTGTTGATTACTACTCTGGTCGTGCATGGAAACAAAAGTATCAGGTTCGTAATAATCAGTATTCTCTGAAGGGCGATCGTGTGGAGGTTCATGCAAGATATCTGACTGCTGATGAGGAATCTGCTCTTGACAGCATGAAGTCCAATTACGAAGCCGCTGCTGAGAAGCTTGAGAAGTATGAAGCAGAGCCTCAGAAGATGGAGATCCTTACTTCTGATGCTTACGCTGATATTGCTGAGACCGATGAATTCGTAGAGCTTTGCAAGAGCGAGAATCACTTTGATCTTTCGGTTGAAGAAGTAACTCAGAAATGTGATGAGATGCTTCTGAATGCCGCCAAATCTCACAAGGTGGATTTTGCCGCCAAGGAGAAAAAGCCGACAGGAGTTAAACCTTTCCCGGTCGGTGACAAAAAGAAGACTGGCAGATATGGAAATCTGTTCAGCAAATAAATTACATAACTAAATTATTATAGGAGGAAAAAGTTATGAGTTTTAGTATCTCTGCGACGGAGCACACTGTTGCATTCCC